CTTTCCAATCGAGTATGGAACCAAGCTCAAGACCCTGGAGTATCTTCACGCCAAGAGACCTCGCGCGCTCGTGGAGATTGACGAAGCGGTCCCTCACCAGTGGATCTATGGACCACCTGGTACAGGCAAGAGCAGGACTGCTCGCGACCAGAACCCTGGAGCTTTCATCAAGGATCCCACTGAAAAGTGGTGGGATGGCTACGATGGCGAAGACGTCGTTATCATCGATGACTTTGATAAGTTTCAGGTCAAGCAAGGAGGGGATATGAAGCGCTGGCTGGACCGTTATCCCTTCCAAGCTCAGGTTAAGGGTGGCTACATGAAGGCTCGTCCTTCTAAGGTGATTATCACGTCTAACTATCATCCCAAAGAGATCTGGGATGATGACGTAACCGTCAAGGCCATCTTAAGACGCGTGGAACTCGTTCATCTCGTCCTTCCCTGGAAGCCTCCACTACGGCCCGTAGTAGAACCACCTGTGTTACTACGGCCCGTAGTAGATCTTACTGAGGCCCCACTACGGGCCGTAGTAGATCCTCCTACCTCTAGTACTCTTAAGCGTGCTGAGGAAGTGCGTATGCCCTTCCAGAGTCCTCCCTTCTTGGATATCGACGACCCTTCCTGGGACTTCGGAGACATGCATCCTACCATGGACTCTGGTGACAACGACTGGTTCCCTTTCTAATGGCAGTGGGGTGCCGCCCGGGCGGCATATTGTGAGCAGTGGAAAGATGATGATCGATATAGATCTCGCATAGTGGGAGGTGTGTCACTAGGTCTAGTATAGTATTACCTAGACCTAGTGTGTCAGTGTCAATTTTTAACTTTAACTAAAATCGTAATTTACAGTTATTCATTATTAATTATGCCGAAGCGTGCACGCCGTCCCAAATCAAAGCGCTCTAAACGCACTAAACGTAATGTGCGTAAGGGCGGTCTTAAGAAGCTTGTTAGGCGAGAGATTGCTCGCAATGTGGAGAATAAGACTAAGCAAAGTTATGTCATTACCAAGACTATTGTCCCGAGTAGCTCGGTTAATGCTCAGGACAATGTTATCGAGCTGGGCCCCACCGTCGGCCTCGTCATCGAGCAGGGTGTCGGCCAAGGTCAACGTATTGGTAATCGTATTAAGACCAAGAAGCTTGTGTGGAAGGGTACCATGGTACCTACTCCTTATAATGCTACTACGAATGGCATTCCTGTTCCTCAGCAGGTAAAGATCTGGATCTTTTACGACAGGACAGACCCTAACGCGGAGCCTCAGCCCGCGACCAACTTCTTCCAGGACGGTAACTCCTCACGCGGCTTTTTGAATGATCTAGCTGACCTGTGGGCTCCGATCAACACGGATAGGTACCGAATCTTGGCTTCGAAGACCTTCAAGATTGGTTATGCAGACTATTCGGGGCAGACTACTAACGCTGCTGCAACCAGCGGCAATCAGTATTTTGCGAATAATGATTTCAAGTTGAACGCCAACTTTAGTTTCAATCTGACCAAACATTATCCCAAGAATGTGAGATTCGATGATAACAATGGTGTTCCAACTACTAGAGGGCTGTTTGCTATGTTCCATACCGTTACTGCGGATGGGACTGCATTCCCCTCTGGTTCCATTCCTCTCGGAGTACAGTACGTCCAGAATTACGTGTATGAAGATGCGTAAATATCCGGTCCGGTCCGGTTGTGTGCATCTTTAAAAAGATTGTTTTTTAGGTGTTTGATTATATGATTTATGTTCGCGCGTTGCTCGGATGCGACGGAAGAAAAGGAATGAATTTTATAATTAATCAAAAACAATGTCTCGCTCTCGCTCTTATTGCTTTACCATCAACAACTACAATCAGGCATCTATTGATGACCTATTGTTTAGACTCGTTGACCCTGTCTACCTTGTCTTCGGGAAAGAAGTCGGAGAATCTGGTACTCCTCATCTCCAAGGCTTCGTCCATTTTGAGAACGCTAGATCCTTCAAGGCTCTCAAAGCAGCCCTTCCTCGTGCCCACATTGAAATCAAGTCTTCTCGGTCCACCTTCGCTCAAGCTTCTGAGTACTGCAAGAAGGATGGTGATTTCCACGAGCAAGGCGTTCTACCATCTGATCCGGCGGTGAAAGGCGCCGATGAGAAGGAACGTTGGGTTTCCATTATCGCTCTAGCGGAGAGCGGAGATTGGGAGAGGATTAAGGAGGACTTTCCAATCGAGTATGGAACCAAGCTCAAGACCCTGGAGTATCTTCACGCCAAGAGACCTCGCGCGCTCGTGGAGATTGACGAAGCGGTCCCTCACCAGTGGATCTATGGACCACCTGGT